CTGCCTGAGTTAGATCAGCAAGAGCAGCAGCTGTTGTGCTGCCCATGGTTGCCAGCTCTGTCAGCTCAGCGTCTAACGGCTGCTTGCCATCCAGCTGGGTTTGAATTGCAGAGGTGACACCATCTGTGTGATTAAGCTCTGCAGTCGTCGCAGTAATCCCATCAAGTGTGTTGAGTTCAGCGGTAGACGCAGTAATCCCATCAAGCGTGTTGAGCTCAGAAGTAGTGACAGTGGCGCCGTCAAGGATCTGAACTTCTGCCTGAGTCAGGTCAGCCAGTGAGCTAGCAGTAGTCGACGACATGGTCGCCAGCTCTGTCAGCTCTGCATCAAGCGGCTGAAAGTTGGTATCAACGTAGT